TAAGCCTGCCACTCCGCATTAATGAAATTAGATGGTAAGTGTGAATTGTTAGTAATCTTAACTGTAAGCTGGTCATTTCTCGATAAAGTTGTGAATGTGAAATTTCCGTCTTCCAAGTTAACACCATTTACTACTGCTCCACTTACAATAGCCCCAGTAAATGTATCTATACTTTCATCTCTTCCAACAGGCGTTACGCTTGTTTGAAAGTATCCAGTATTGTTGTATCCAACAGTCCAATTTTTTATTGATAATCTTCCGTCTTTAATCGCACTTCTAGTGCCAGTAACATTTGATTGTGTCTGCAGGTATTGTTGTGAAAATTCATAATTGAAAGTGTAGACTTCACCAATGAAGAATTTCTCAGAAGAATAATCTCCTGAAACAACTATGACGGCTCCACCATCTGCTTGAGTTGCAATAGTAACTTTTTGACCTGCAATGGTTGAAGACCCAGTGACATTCCTTGTCACCATCTCCATTGTGTTATCAATGGTATAAGGAAGTGTTATGGTTGTGTTTCCAGTTCCTGAACTATAAGATTTAGTTAAACCTGTGGTAGACTCATTAACTTTTCTATCAAGATGACTTAAATATGTAGCGCCATCAGGGTCAGTATGAGCTGGTGCGGTTTCAATAGTTAATATTTCCACTCCGTTGCTGTTCTGCATGAGGATGTAAAGTTTGGTGTCAATGAAATCTATGTTGAGAATTGTGTTGTCAGTTGAATTGCCAAAACTCCATTTTGACCATGAACTCTGAAGCTTTTGTTCGTTAGCCACATACCACTGATAAACATACAAAGCATTTTGTTCTTCTGAAGAGAGACAAACTAAAATGTTTTCATTTGTAGCAGTTGCCATTTTAAAAACATTCTTAGGAATATATTTAGGTACATGAGCAGTTGTGTCAGTAGCATCATTTGTATCTGACTCAGCATTAACAAAGAACTCTCTCATTCCTGAGTATTCACCTTTGGTAAAAGCAAAGTAAACATTCTTACCTGCTCCTACAGGTTTTGCTAATAAGGAAGTTTCAAATTCAGTGGTAACATTTATGTTAACATTCTTAGGTGTGAGTAAAGCTTGACCTCCGCCTAAAATAAATTGTGATTGGTCAGAAAAGATTAACAGCTCTTCATCAAAAGGAATAGCATGTCTTAGTTGTGCAACTTTAGTATGACTTACAGAAATATCTATAACATCAGAGTCGAGTACTGTTGTAACTGTCTCAACATGTAATTCAAAGAAATCTCCTGCCCTGCTCATGAAGACATTATCTCCTGCAATAAAACCTAATCTGTTTCTAAAGAAAAATATGTCATTAATTTTTTTACCTACAAATGTTGGCATGGGAGAAGATGTTTCATCTCCTACAACTCTTCCAGTCCATTTAGGAACTGTGTAGTCTGTGCCAGCAATAGTATACGTTCCTCCATCGCATTGATCGAAACGAAAATTTGAGTCTGCTGTTCTGATGAGTACATGGGGCATGGTTGAAACATCAACATTATTATCTAATGCAGGTTTAACTGTTTCTTTCCAAACACCTACATCATCATTGCTATCTGACTCATACTTTACAAAATAGTTATCAAAATTATTTCCTGCATCATTTGTAATTTCAGCAACAAAACCATTAACAGCTTTTTTAGGTAAGTCTGAAAACTTTTGCGCCTCTCCTTTTATAACTTGAGAAGCCTGACTTCCGTAACCATCAGAAGCTTTAATAGTAAAGTCAGATGCATGAGAAATATATATGTCAGTTCCAAGATTAGTTATTGTGAAACCTGATGGGCTGCCAATGGCAGTAACCATTTGTGATGCAATTTCAATAGCATCGTAGGTTGAGGCAGTATCAGTCGTTGTGTAGCTGTATGTGCTACCTGCAAGTTTTAATTCATATTCTGTAGCAGAAACACCTTGAGTAATTGAATAAACAGCCTCGTAAGGTCTGCTTGCATCTGTGCTACCGGATAAAGCTGTTGTCTTGTTTTTATTAATTATGAAAGTGTAGTCCGCAATAGTTACCGCCTCGAAGTTAGACTTGGGGTCACTATCATCTATGTAAGTTCCAAAAGAACTTCCAACTCCATCAACTATGGTTTTCTCTGTGCCATTAGTGTCATAAACTTCTATGTCATCATCCGTAATAACTACGAAATATCTTTCAGAACTATCCCTGTTGATGGTATGCACAAAGGCATTGGTCAGGGTTGAAGTTTTTATCTTCTTAACAAATTCAGTAGGTGGTCTTTTTTTCAACCCTTCTACAACAGAAGAATATCCATTTTCCTGGGCGTTACCTTGTGAACTTAATCTTAAACTCTCAGGCTGTTGGGATATTCCATTAATCAAGTTTGGAATTGCATGATTAACTATTCTTCCCATTATTCTACTATTTTATTTCCTCTATTAATAATGCTCCAGGTATCGTAATTATTAAAAATAGAGTGATTGGCAGTTTGTGCCTCTTCTTGTCTTAAAACTGCAAGAGCATTTGACTCATCAATAGAATTATATTTATGCAAGTTGTTACCGCCTATTGTTCTATCTTGAAATATTCTTGATGCTCTTATTGTAATGTATCGTCTTGCATTTTCAGGCAAGTCAGTAAAATCCAAATATAAAATTACTTTAGCTTCCAGGGCTTTGTCAAAAACAAAGGTGTTTTCAACTTTGTTATATAAAAAGCTTCCTTGTTTTATGACATCATAAGTAGTTGGTGAATATTTGTTAACATCCAAATCAACTCTCATTATGTTATCGGCTAAAGGAATTTTAGAATTAATATCTAATGATAAAATATATTTATATCTCTCGTTAAATACCCAGCCTGCAGATTGTACTTCTCTGTTAATTTCTTCCAAAGTACTTTTTGCTAATGATGCATCCAAAGGTAAAGTTCCTGTTAATGAATTTACAGGAGCCTCTGAGATGACATGTAGCATTATGTTGACTGCTTCTAATTGTGTTGTACTTGCGTGTGTCATAGTTTTTTTCTCCTTTATGTTTTGTTGAACATAAAGAGGTACTTAAATAAAATTTAAGGGGGTCATATAGTTCAGCTCATATCGTTAAAGTGTCTGTGTGTTGAAATATGAGATAAAAATTTTTTACAAAAGGGGCATAAAGCCCCTTTCGTTTTTAGTTTTTAGTTTTCAATTAAAATTAAGAAATCTTAATTTCAACTGATGACTCGCTTCTCAGATAATTTGAGCCAACAGCCATCTTAGCTATCATCAAATTTCCCTGCCTACGAGCATCTCGTTCGGATTCGAGTGCCAAATCAAGTAACTTAACTGTACCAACTGCAGACTTGTGTATACAAACTGCTTTGGTTGTGCTGAAGTCTCCTCGATATGTATTTTGTAATCCTGTTACACTTGCAGAAGATAAGTCAGTGAAAGCTGAAACAGCGCTATTAGATTTAATAACATTCATTCCAGCAATCCTTAACAATTTACCTTCTTGGTAAACACCAGTACCACCAAAGTCTCTATTGATTGATTTATCATTCCCTAGAGCTAGGTAATATTGGTCAGGTGTCATAATACAGTAGCGGTCATCATCAGGAACATCAGCTTCGTCAAGTTTTTGAGATGCTTCGTAAATACTATCTACGAAAGATGATGCACTTGTATGTGCATCAGCATCAGTTATAACTTGAGCAGAGCCTACACCAGTGACTGTTGCACCAGCTCTTGCGCCTATGATTGCTAATTGGACTAAATTCTGGTCTAATTTCTTGGCTAAAGCACTACCCAGTTCTTGTGAGTAGATGCTTCTAACATCGTAGTGATTTTTCGCTTCATCAAGATTAGAAATAAAAGCATGCGAAATTAATAGGTCATCAATATAAATCAAGCGTTCTGCATGATTTATTGCTGTGCCATTTATTTCTGCGCCTGCAGTATGATATTCTGCTGAAGCCAAACCTACCAGAGGAAAGCTTGCAGATTTACCATGTTTTATACTTCTAACCATTGTGATTGGGAGCATCTTGTTCTGTCTTTGAAAGGCAGCAAGAACTTCTCCTGCAAACACTTTAAGAAATAAAGAGTTTGCATCACCAGTATTATTAGTTTTGCCAAGAAAAGATACAGTAGCATTAGCCATTATATTCTCCTCTTGTTTAGGTTATCACTAATTGTTATTTCAATTTGTTATCTCTGCTCTTATCACCGCAATGAAAGTCTCAAGGCATTTTTACTTTTACTCTTAGAGCATCTCTCTTGTAGAGATGATGCGAATAAGGGAGCTGGTTAAAGCTCCCTTTCTTTTTAATGAACTTCGATTTGACGTGGTTTCTTATGTTCTGGTATTTCTCTTTCAAGGTCTACTGTTAGTAAGCCTTTTTCAAGTTTAGCATCTTTTACCTTGATGTCATCACCAAGTGCAAATGATCGCACAAACTGTCTTTGAGCTATACCTTTATGAAGAACTCCGTTTACTTTTTCATCAGTTTTTTCTTCTCTTTTACTTTTTATAGTTAAAGTATTTTCTTTTGCTTCAACTGAAATATCTTTCTTATCAAATCCTGCAAGCGCAACTTCAATTTTATAATCGTTGTCTTTTCCTTGCACAATATTGTAAGGCGGATAATTTGAAACAAACTCTGAAGAGTCTAACATTTTGTCAAAGTCATCAAAGAGAGAATTAAATCCAATGGAAAAAGGTTTTAATCTATCAAACGAGTTCCATATAGAAAGGTCTCTTGTCATAATTTTCACTCCTTTTTAGCAAGTTACTTTCGCAACACCCACAATGGCATGTTGCATTACTAATATGGTGATGAATAAAAGTTATTCAAATCATATTAGTTAGCCTCTCTTAAAAGAGACAACTATTTTTTCTTTTTATTAATATAGTATTGTTTAGCCCCTGCTTTTAAACCTTGTGTAAATGGGCTTTTAAGTGATTTATCTACGTTCCATGGCAGAAGTTGTTTCCATCCGCCTTCTGATTTCCAAACAATTTTAAATTGGTCTCTTCCTTTTTTAGTAAATAAATTAGGAAACATTGAAACTTTACGAGTGCCTATTTTATATCCTTCTCTGTAAGCTTTATCTGCTTCACTTTCGTTTTTAATTTTTAAATCATTCATTATTATTTTTCCTTGTAAGTTTTCATTACCTTTTCTGCTCCTCTAGAAACTACATAACCAGAAAGACCCATAGTAAGTAAAGTCCACATACCTTGTGGAATTTCGAGCATGGTTGCTGGGAAACCAAATAGTTTCATATATGGAAAAAGTAAGTAGTTATTGAAGATGATTGCAGTAAAGCAAAGCATTGTCAGTGGTCTCCAGTTTCTAGCTAACCAAGACTCTGATTGTGTTTCTGCTTTTATTACATCGTGAGCAGATTTTTTCCATTCGTTTTCACTCGCCATTAAAGCGAGTTGTACTTCTTGTTTTAATTTTTCTGCCTCGTCTTTTCCTTTTATAACTTTGTCTACAGTTTTAAAAATACTAGGTAAAACTGTTTTAGCTAATAAACCCCACATTTACATTCCTTTAATTTGTTTCAAGTAAATCATCAGCTCTGCAAATTCTATCGCAACAACCATAGCCATCAAGATTGCAAGTATCGTATGATACACAGTCCACAGCACAGTTTGTTTTTGATTGTTACAAGAGCAAGTTCGTTCTGAAGATTTCATTATCCTAAAATGTCAGAGCGTTTAAGTTTCTCTTCCACTGATTTTCTATAAGCAGTGTCATGAGAATATCTTTTATCATTGATGGCTTGCGCTACTTCATAAGTGGATTTAAACATGTCACCTACAACTTTAGGCGCTTCACCTTTAACAAGCTTAGGCTCAAAAGTGGATTTCCACCTTGAGTTAACTCCATTGATTGCCAATTTCATTTCATCAGGATTACCTTTATCCATTACAGTGTTAAAAGCTTTTACTTCTGTCTCACTTAATGTTGAAGAAGCCCATTCAACCATCTTGTCATAGTTTGCTTTTCCGCCTACTGTTGAATGAAGTTCATTTGTTTGTCTGTCAGATACAGCTTTTTGACCTTCAATATAACTATCAACTAATTCTTTACTCAAACCTTGTTTAGCAAGTTCAGTATAACTATCTTCGGCTAATTCGCCTTTCTCAGCATACTCGTCATAGAACTTATCTAATGCAACACCTGTTGCTTGTTCAGCTTGTTCTTTAGCTTCTTCTGCAGGTGTCTCTTCAGTTTTAGTTTCACCAAGTTTCTTTTCTAATTCATTATATGATTTAGCTAGTTCCTCAGCACTCTCAAATTTTTCTGGCAACCATTCAGGTTTATCTGACTTCATAGGGATGCCTCCCT